TCTTCAAAGAATTTAAAGCGGAACGACATAATATCCCTAATGTCGCTGCGTCATGGATAAAAGCTCAACAATTAATTATTAAACATAATAAAGGTGATGTTTATTTAAAGACCCATAGCGCTCTCGCTAGTTTAGAAGGATATCCTTTTACCAATGAGCAAGTTTCTAAAGCGATTATCTATATTGTAAGAGATCCTAGAGCTTTAATTACTTCTTTTGCTTCTCATTTTTCTCGTACTCTCCCTGAAGCTTTAAATTTTATGAAAGACAGTAGTCAATTTCTTATGGAGCATCCTGGTGTGGCTACGGTGTTAGGGAGCTGGGCCGATAATTATAACTCATGGAAACAGGTAAGTGATCCTCAAAGTCCAAGCATTGAAATCCCACTCCTGATTGTAAAGTATGAAGATCTCGTTAAGAATCCTACTTCAGTCTTTAAAAAGATTCTTAAATTTTTAAAAATTAAAATTAATAATAAAAAATTTAAGGCTGCTCTCAAGAGTTGTGACTTTAAAGTAATGGTAAAGAATGAAAAGAAATTTCCAGAAGCAGCTAGTAATAAAAGAGGAAAAAGAATAGACTTCTTTTCTCTAGGACCCAATCATAACTGGAAAAAAACACTTGATCCTAAAATAGCTAAGGAGCTTAAGAAAGCTTTTAAAAAAGAAATGAAAGAGTTGGGGTATATCTAATGGAAACTTTTATCTACGAAGAAAAAATCAGTCCCAAAATTTGTGATGGACTTATTAAACTTTTTAATAATACCCATGATAAAAAGAAAGGGGAGGTGGGCTATCCTGCTGTCGTAGTCGCTAAGAGGAAAAAATGCACAGAGGCTTATTATAAACCTCTTCCTTATCATCCCTATCTTAAGGCTCTTGAAAAAGTCATTACTAATTATAAAAAGAAATATAAGTATTGTGACTGGGACCAGGTTAAATGGAGCGTAACTAATCCCATAAAGATTCAGCAGTATAAACCTAAAGAAGCTTTTTATGCGTGGCACTATGAAAACAATGGTGCTCCACAAATGATTACTCGTCATTTAGTTTTCATGACTTATTTAAATACGGTAACCGATAAAGGAGAAACAGAATTCTTTTATCAAAAGAAAAAATTTAAACCTATTAAAGGATCTACTTTAATCTGGCCAGCTGCATGGTCTCATACTCATAGAGGAGTTCCTTCACCAACACAGGTCAAGACAATTATTACAGGGTGGTTTAATTATGCATAAATATGTTATTGAAGACTTTATAAGACAAGAGCACTGTCAATTATTAATTGATCATTATGAAAAGAATAAACACAAGTGTTCCGATGGAAGAGCTTTCCATGCAAAGCGTACCCTTCACTATGAAGACATGACGAACCCTACAATTCAATCTATTCTCAAGTATTATTTTAATAAGACGTGTTATTTTATCGATCATTATTTTCAAGACAAAGTATCCCCTTGGAGCCTCCCTCGAATCTGTAGATGGCATAAAGGAGAAACCATGAAGATGCATGCTGATAAAATAGGACCTGACAAAATGAAATATAGCTCTCTTATTTATTTAAATGATAATTATGAAGGAGGAGAGATTCAATTTAAAAATGAAAAACCTATGAAACTTAAAGCAGGAAGCTGTATCATCTTTGAAAGTGATGCCCCTAATGCTCATCAAGTTCTAAAGGTTAAGAAAGGTTATCGCTATACGATTCCTTCTTGGTATACGGATAAGATACTTTTTACTACTCTATGATTATAGAAAACTTCTTTCCTATTAATATTGGATATGTCTTTAATCCTAATCATTCGAAGATAGAAGATCGATTAGTTAAACATTGTTATGGACTAAAGAAAAAGATTCCTTCAGGTGGTCATAACTGGATTGCTGGAACCTATAATACCAGCAGTGGAAAACATGATGTTTATAAGGACCCTAAATTTAAGAACCTTAATGCCTGGATCGATGAACAGGTTGATGAGTATATCTCACAGCTCAGTCTTCGTTGCACCCGAAACAGGGGCCAGGGATGGTTAAACATTTATAAGAAACATGATTTTCAGGAATATCATAATCATGCAGGACATATTATTTCTTGTGTTTATTTTTTAAAGAGTGATCCAAAAGCTAGTAGTCTTTTTTTTAAGTCTCCAGTTCAAGAAGACACTGCCGTAGGTTCAGATTTACTTATAAAACATCAACCTAATGGGGTCGTCGCTTACCAACCCGATGCAGGTAAGCTAATTATATTTAGAAGTTATTTAGAGCATTGTGTGGGACAGCACCGTGGACCCAAAGACCGAATAACTTTGGCGTATAACTACGATTGATCTCTGAGTAATCATATAGTATAAAATCCTTATAGATAAGGATATTTATGTTACAAAAATTAGGTTTTACACCCGGATTTAATAAACAAGTTACACCCACAGGCGCAGAAGGACAATGGACAGGGGGAGATAATGTACGTTTTAGATATGGTTCTCCTGAAAAAATAGGTGGCTGGGACCAATTAGGAGAAGATAAACTAACTGGAGCTGCTAGAGGCCTTCACCATTGGGATGATAACGCCGGCATTAAATATGCTGCCATAGGAACTAATAGAATTTTATACGTTTATTCAGGGGGAACTTATTCAGACATTCACCCTCTTCGAACTTCAATAGCGGGGTGTGATTTTACCAGTACCAGTTCATCTGCTATTGTCACAGTAACGTTTCCAACTCCCCATGGATTAGTCGATGATGACATTGTTAGATTTGACACAGTCAGTGGAGTAACGGGTTCTTCTACTTATAACAATGCTTCTTTTGAAGGTTTAAAATTTATGTGTACGGCCATACCAACGGCTACTACAATTACTATTACGATGAGCGGTGTTGAAGGAGGCACACCTTTAAGTAATACTGGATCTGCCACAGCACAATGTTATGTTAACGTTGGACCTGCTCAAGAAGTAGGAGGCTATGGCTGGGGTA